TTTTGCTGATCTTACTAACGCTGATGTAGTAGCTTGGACTAAAGCAGCTATGGGTGCAGACCAGGTTACAGCTTTAGAAGCTAACATACAATCTCAAATAGATTTAGAGATTACGCCAACCTCAGTAACACTTACTATTGAAGATCCTGCACCACCAGCTGAAGGAGAATAAGTAAATAGTTTGTATCTTTATGCCCTTGTTTAATTAATAAAATAAAATTCAATGTCGCAAGAAAGTAAAATCACACAAGAAGAGCTAGCTCAAGTTACAGAGCTTAACTCTAAAATGCTTCAGATTCAAGGAGAAATTGGAGCCGGAGAACTTCGCAAAGCTGATTTAGTAGCATTGTTTGCTAAAGAGTCTGAGCAGATGGAAGTTGTCAAAAAAGAATTAGAAGAGAAGTACGGAAAAGTCAATATTGACTTGAAAGACGGATCTTATGAGTTGATTCCTGAAGAGGAGAAAGAGTAAAATTATTTATAACACCTAGCATGGCAAAAATTAGCACGTATACAATAACAGTTCCAACAGCCAATGATATAATTATAGGCACAGACGTTGAGAACACCAACATAACTAAGAACTTTACGGCTCTTAGTGTAGCTAATCTTGCCGCCGCTTATACTCTTCAAAATGTTTTAAGCCAAGGTAATGTTGCAACGTCCAACATGACCTTAACGGGTAATCTTTCGGTCACAGGCAATACTACATTAACGGGCCCTGTTGTTGTTGCGGGCACATTGCGTGTTAACAGCGCAGGAACCCAGCCTGCAGATGGAAGCGCTGTTGATCCTTCCGCTCAACCCACTATACCTATTGTGGGAAGCGGTAAGAGCTCGACTAGATATTTATCTGAACCCGACGCGTGGCTTAAGGTGAACATCGGAGGAACTGAATACGTATTCGCTGGATATATTCCAGGATAATAACAAAAAGTTTAATGGATATTAGAAAACTATCTGTCGGATCCGACTATAAGTCAGGCGCTATGCACTACATTGTGGAGCAAGACGTCCTTGGCGGGTCTCATAAAATCCATTTAATTCAACAAGATAAGTCTAGTGGAGACATAAAAATATGGGTAGAGAGCAATAATGAAGTGGTTCTTTGGAAGCAGTTCAATGCAAACATGCCTTTTTCTATAGAGTATAACATTAATTTTTAAGAGAGCCATGGCAGATAATTTTGATAATTGGGTAGAGGAACTAGAAGAAAAAGAAGTTTCTGAAACGTGTAGAATTGATGATCCCGATTGCGAAAACTGTGGTTCATGAAATCGCCTCACTCTTTTATTATAAAGCCAGTAAAGGGGAGGAGATACGATAACATAAAAAAGATTGGTGATATAGACTTTATCACTAGCTCTTCCAAAGAAGATCACAAAGTATCTAACAGATTTGCTGAAGTTATAGAGGTTCCCATTGGATACAAGGGGGACATAAAGAAGGGAGACACACTTGTTGTTCATCATAATGTCTTTAAGTATTATAATGACATGAGAGGGCGTGAAAGGAGTAGCCATAACTTTTGGAAGGATGACATCTTCTTTGTTGATTTTAATCAGTTTTTTTTATATCACAATGGAGTCGATTGGAACACTACGGGTAAGTATTGTTTTATAAAACCCTCAGACACCAAAGATTACTACTTAAATAAGTTTACAGAAGAGGAGCCTCTTGTGGGTAAAATTAGATATATAACGAGTAAACTTTTAAGTCTAGGATTAAAGGAGGGAGATGAGATTGCATATACTCCAGATAGTGAGTATGAGTTCACTATAGAAGGTGAAAAGCTTTACAGAGTAAATAGTGAAAACATTTGTATATTGCTTTAATGGATATAAATCAAATTAAATTACAGATTATTGATGCCGGAGAAAAGGCTGTTCGTCAGTTGGTTAAGGTGGCTCAAGAAGATATTATTAAATACGACAAGGATGATGAGCTTGCTGCGGATAGATTAAAAAATGCCGCCGCAACAAAGAAGCTTGCGATATTTGATGCTTTTGAAATACTCTCACGTATAGACGCAGAGAGGCAAGCGTTAAATGCACCTGTCGAAAAAACAAAATCTAAAGGAGGGTTTGCAGAGCAACGAGCAAAATAAAATATATACTATAGCATATGATGTTATACCAAAGAGTGTTTTGTCTACAAAGAACAAAGCTAAATCTTGGAAGTATGGCTATGATGAAAAGTATGATTTAGTTATCATATCTAAAGATGGAACACTAGGAGAAATATACAATATTAATGGTCTGTACATTGGGTTACCTCTTCAGCCTAAAAAAGTATATACTAGAAGTAAAAAAATAGAAGACCAGTATTGGGAGCCCTTTCACTATCCCAAAGAGCTTTCTAAGATAAAATCAATATTTTCTTGGAATGACATGCCCGCATCGTTTAAAGATAGGTGGGTGGACTCCATTGAGGCTGAGTTTGACCATAGAGAAGATGGTTTTTGGTTTATGAATAATGGTGTTCCAACATATATGACTGGCTCTCATTATATGTATTTACAATGGACAAAGATTGATGTAGGCTTGCCAGACTTTCGAGAGGCTAATAGAATATTTTTTATATTCTGGGAAGCGTGTAAGGCTGATGTTCGTTCTTTTGGTATGTGCTATCTAAAGATAAGACGATCTGGTTTTTCTTTTATGGGCTCATCAGAGACTGTAAACATAGCTACCGTAGCGAAAGATGCGAGAGTTGGAATGCTTTCTAAGACCGGTGGTGATGCGAAAAAAATGTTTACCGATAAGGTTGTTCCTATAAATAGCAACTTACCTTTCTTCTTTCGTCCTATTATGGATGGAATGGACAAGCCTAAAACAGAGCTTGCGTATAGAGTTCCCGCATCTAAGATTACAAAGAAGAATATGACCACTACCGAATCTGATGATGTAGAAGGCTTAGATACCACAATAGACTGGAGAAACACCTCAGACAATAGCTATGATGGAGAAAAGTTACAACTCTTAATTCATGACGAGTCAGGTAAGTGGATGCGACCTGATAATATTTTAAATAACTGGCGAGTAACTAAGACTTGTTTAAGGCTAGGATCTAAAATTATCGGTAAGTGTATGATGGGTTCAACATCTAATGCTTTAGATAAAGGTGGTGATAACTTTAAAAAACTATACTACGACTCTGATTTAAGCAAAAGAAACCCTAATGGTCAAACAAAAAGTGGTTTATACTCTTTGTTTATTCCTATGGAGTGGAACTTTGAAGGATATATTGATAGATATGGAATGCCCGTTTTGACTAAGCCTACTAAACCCATCAAAGGAATAGATGGGGGTATTATATCTATGGGAGCTATTGACTATTGGGAAAACGAAGTTCAATCATTAAAGTCTGATGCAGATGCTTTAAATGAATTTTATAGACAGTTTCCTAGGACAGAATCTCATGCGTTTCGTGATGAGAGTAAAGCGTCAATATTTAATCTTACTAAGATATATCAACAGATAGACTATAATGACAGCTTAATTACTGAACACTTTGTTACTCGCGGATCTTTTCATTGGAAAAATGGAGAGAAAGACTCTGAGGTGGTATGGTCTCCAGATAAGAATGGAAGGTTTAAAGTTTCTTGGTTGCCCCCTCGTCATCTTCAAAACAAGATAAGAAAGGTTAATGGAAAGTTCTTACCAGGGAATGAACATATAGGTTCTTTTGGTTGCGACTCATATGATATATCTGGTGTTGTTGGTGGAGGAGGGTCTAATGGAGCTCTCCACGGAATGACTAAGTTTAATATGGATGATGCACCTAGTAATGAGTTTTTCTTAGAGTATGTTGCTAGACCTCAAACGGCAGAGATATTCTTTGAGGAGGTTCTAATGGCTTGTGTCTTTTATGGGATGCCTGTTCTTGCCGAAAACAATAAGCCTAGACTCTTGTATCATTTTAAAAACAGAGGGTATAGGGGCTTTAGTTTAAACAGACCCGATAAGCATTATAATAAACTCTCTAAGACAGAAAAAGAACTAGGTGGTATACCTAATAGCTCTGAGGATGTAAAGCAGTCTCACGCCTCTGCAGTAGAGTCTTATATAGAGAAGTATGTTGGTGTAGATATGGAGGGAACATATAGAGAAAGTGGTGACATGGGATCTATGCCTTTTGTTCGCACTTTAGAAGACTGGGCAAGATTTGATATTAACAATAGAACGAAATTTGATGCCACTATAAGCTCTGGTTTAGCTTGTATGGCTAATCAAAAACACATGTATCTACCTGAGCAAAAGCAATCAAAAATAAGCGTTAACTTTGCTAGATATAATAACCGTGGCTCGTTCAGCGAACTATTACAGTAAATGAAAGAGGTAAGTATTGACATTTCACCTTCAGGTTTCCCAAGTCAGTTTGTTTCTGATGCGGAGAAAGCTACTCAAGAATTTGGACTTAAAATAGGTCAATCCATTCAGTATGAGTGGTTTAAAAGAGACAGTGGGTCTTGTAGATACTACGGTCAATGGCGTGATTTTAATCGTTTAAGACTCTACGCGAGAGGCGAGCAGTCCGTTGCAAAATACAAAAATGAGCTATCTGTTGATGGAGATTTAAGCTATTTAAACTTAGACTGGACACCCGTTCCTATACTTCCCAAGTTTGTAGATATTGTCGTAAACGGAATGCAAGTGCTGGCAAAAGAAACGCATATCAAGACATGATTGAGGGCGATATGGTGGCAAAAGAGCCTTTAACTAAAATGGCTGAAGCTTTTGGTATTGATCCGTTTCAAATGGATCCATCTCAATTACCAAACGATGATCAAGAGCTAGCTCTTTACATGCAGTTAAATTACAAGCCGTCTATAGAGATTGCGGAAGAAGAGGCAATTAACACGTTGCTAGAAGAAAATCATTACTCTGATATTCGCAAGAGGGTAGACTATGACTTAACAACTATTGGTATCGGAATCACCAAGCAAGAGTTTTTGCCAGGCGATGGAGTTAAAGTAAGCTATGTTGATCCTGCTAATGTGGTTTATAGTTATACTGAAGATCCTGAATTTAAAGATTGTTTTTATTGGGGTGAAATTAAAACTTTACCAATTACTGAACTTATTAAAATTGACCCTAGTCTCACTAACGAAGATTTAGAAACAATATCAAAATATAGTCAGAGTTGGTATGATTACTTTAATGTAGCAGAGCAGTATCAAAATGACATTTTTAGCAGAGATTCTGCTACCCTTATGTACTTTAATTATAAGACTACAAATAAGTTTGTATATAAAAAG